AGATCCCACTTCGGGTACTTTGACTAGTTGTATTGGGCTACCTATTTCTACGGGTGTGTCTGGTTTGGGCACGGGTGTGGCTACGTTCTTGGCTACTCCCACAAGCGCCAATTTAGCGGCGGCGGTTACAGGCGAAACAGGCTCGGGCGCGTTGGTTTTTGCTACATCTCCTACGCTTGTTACACCGGCTCTTGGCACTCCTGCTTCGGGTACTTTGACCAGTTGTACTGGGCTACCTATTTCTACGGGTGTGAGTGGGTTGGGTACAAACGTAGCTACTGCTTTGGCGGTAAACGTAGGTAGTGCAGGCGCTTTTGTAACGAATGGTGGCGCGTTAGGCACTCCCAGCTCGGGCACTCTGACTAACTGTACAGGGTTGCCTATAGTTGCTGGGACTACAGGTACTTTGTCGGTCGCTAGGGGTGGTACAGGTGTTACGACTTCTACGGGCTCCGGGGACGTGGTGCTGTCTGCTTCTCCAACTTTTACAGGTACCTTGAACGCGGCTACTATTAATACAAGCGGAGATATAACTGCCGGGGGGAATCTTAGGGCAGACAATGGGTTCGTGGCTTCCGGGTCTTTTGCTGGAATATACACAGACCTTAGATATGATGGGTATATGACTGGGTATAACGGATGGACTGGAATAACTATAGACGGGGATTTAGATGTTACAGGGACGAAAAATTTTAATATACCACACCCACTAACAAATTTAAGCCCCACGCACCGACTAATTCATTCCGTTATAGAAAGTCCTCGTATAAATAATAAATACAGCGAAATGGTTAGATTGGTAAACGGCAGAGCAACAATAAATATCGACGAGTGTTTTAATATGACACAGGGCACATTTGAAGCACTTAATCGTAATTGCATAAGATTTACAAAAAATGAAAGCGGTTTTGCAGCGGTAAAAAGTATTTTAAACGGGGCTGTTCTTGAGATTTTCTGCGAAGACATTAATTCAACCGATGAAGTTTACTGGGAAGTTACAGGTGAAAGAAAAGATGAGACCGCACTTAACTCAGTAACAACAGACGAAAACGGTAGGTTGATTGTTGAAAAATTGCAAAAGATACTGACAGGTCAGTGAAAACTAAAAAATTAACGTAACATAGGGGGCGTTATGGTACTTGATGCACTTTTAAACATTGGCGGGAAGCTGGTTGATAAACTTATCCCAGACCCACAGGCAAAAGCGGCTGCGCAGCTTGAGTTAGCGAAACTCGCCCAAAACGGCGAATTAACTGCGATGGCTAATGAGACAGAACTGTTCAAACTTGAACATGCAGCGGTTACAGATCGCTGGAAAGCCGACATGAGTAGCGACTCTTGGCTGTCCAAAAACATACGCCCTATGGCTCTTATAGCAATCTTCACGGCTTATTTTCTTTTTACTGCTATGAGTGCGTTTGGGTATAACGCGCAAGAAAGCTATGTCCAGCTCTTAGGAAGTTGGGGCCAAATAGTCTTCCTCGCATATTTTGGTGGCCGTACTATAGAAAAGTTGGCAGATATGCGTGGGAAAAAATGATTTACAAAGATAGAAATTGCCGGTTTTGTAATTCCCTGTTTAGCCCAAAAACATCTAGGGAAAAGTGGTGTTCAAATAATTGCAGATTTAAATCACACATTGACAAACAATGGGGCGAAAATGAATGTTGGAATTGGGATGGTGCTGTTTTTAAACAAACAGGATATGGTCAATTTGGGTCAGTAAAGTCAGGTGTTTTTACAACTCATCGTTATTCCTATCAATTGTTTAATGGTCAAATTCCAGACGGTAAGTTCGTTTGCCACTCATGTGATAATAGACTTTGTTTTAACCCTCGGCATTTATGGATTGGCACCCCAAAAGAAAACTCAGAAGATATGGTTAAAAAAGGCAGATGGGCCGGAAAAAGGGGGGAGAAATGAACCTAAGTAAAAACTTCACTTTTGACGAGTTATGCCGCAGTCAGTTGGCGCGTGATTGCGGAATTGACAACAAACCAGACTCGGACGAAGTTGTGAATAACTTGAAGTTACTGTGTGAGAAAGTGTTGCAGCCCGTCCGAGACCATTACGGGGAGCCTGTAAAGATTAATAGTGGGTATCGCAGCGAGGAGGTCAATTTGCTGGCAAGGGGCTCCAAGACTTCTGACCACATTACCGGCTGCGCGGCAGACATTGAGATTGCTGGGGTGCCTAACGCAGAGTTGGCTACATGGATACGGGACAACCTCGAGTTTAAACAGGTTATCCTTGAGTTTTATATCCCCGGCGTACCAGATAGCGGGTGGGTGCATGTGTCATACGACCCTAACGAGTTAAAGAAAGAGACGCTTACTGCCGCTAAAATAGACGGCAAAACTAAATACATGACTGGGTTGGTTGCCTGATGCCATTTATAAAACTTGAGTTTCGTTCGGGAGTAAACAGAGACCAGACCAACTACACTGGCGAAGGCGGCTGGTGGGAGACTGAAAAGGTACGCTTTTTCAGCGGTTTCGCGCAAAAGATAGGTGGTTGGGCTTCTTACACCACGGCTCAAATACTAGGCACTTGTCGTCAGATGTGGGGATGGATTACTACCTATAATGACAATTTCTGCGCGTTGGGCACGAATAAAAAGGTATATATCGAGGGTGGTGGTACGTTATACGACATCACTCCTCTAAGAACGACCACAGCTGCGGGGGAAGTTACTTTTGCTGCTACTAATGGCTCATCCACTTTAACGGTTACCGATAACGCGCACGGCGCAATCGCAGGAGATTTTGTTACTTACTCCGGGGCGGTGTCTTTGGGGGGTAACATAACGGCGGCGGTTTTAAACCAAAACTATGAAATAGCTACAATCATTAACGCCAATTCATACACCATAACAGCTAAAAACACGAGCGGGGTTACTGTTACAGCAAATGCCAGCGACACGGGTAATGGCGGGGCGGCGGTCGTGGGCGCGTATGAAATTAGTATAGGCGCGGCTAATGGGTATTTTGGCTATGGGTGGGGTACTGGTGGTTGGGGGCGCTTGGGTTGGGGCGAGGGTTCAGGCGCTACATCCGGTGTATTCATAGCGCAACGGGATTGGTGGTTTGCCAATTTCGATAATGACTTGGCTATGAACATACGCAACGGTGCGCCTTATTATTGGGAACGTGGTACAACGGATGACCCCTCAACGGCACTGGCTACCCGAGCTATTACTCTTCAAGCTTACGCTACGGCTCAGGGGTACGACTCCAATGACGTGCCTATTGTGGTTGGGCAGCTTTTATTATCCCAGAACGATAAACACCTACTTGCTTTTGGTGCGGTTCCGTATGGCTCTACTTCGAGTGCTGATTTCGACCCCTTGTTGATTCGTTGGGCAGACCAAGATAACCCGGGGCAGTGGGAACCGTTGGTAACGAACTCAGCAGGGTTTTTGAGGGTTTCACGAGGCTCCAGAATTGTTTGCGCAATGCCAACCAGACAGGAGATACTTGTTTGGACAGATGCCAGTTTAAGTTCTTTGCAGTTTTTGGGTACTACCGATGTGTTTTCGTTGCAGGAATACGCTGACAACATATCTATTATGTCGCCTCGCGTGGTAGTGACTGCTAACAACATTACATATTGGATGGGCATAGATAAGTTCTATGTCTATTCTGGCCGTGTGGATACCCTGCCGTGTACGGTCAGGAAGTATGTATTTGGTAACATGAATACTACGCAGGCAGACCAGATTATATCTGGCACAAACGAAGCGTTTAACGAGGTTTGGTGGTTCTACCCCAGTGCTACAAGCGCAACGGTAGACCGCTATGTGATTTATAATTACGGCGAAAACATATGGTATTTTGGCTCAATTAACCGCACAGCATGGATTGACTCTCCTTTGCGGCAGTACCCACAGGCCGTAGACACCGATTACGATACCCAGATAGGTACGTTTTACAACCAAGAGTACGGCACTGATGCTGATGGCGCGGCGATAGAAGCCTATATTCAATCCAATGACTTTGACCTCGCGGATGGGGATAAATTTATTTTAACCAAACGCATGATTCCCGATATTTCATTTGAGTCTTCTACGGTGGAAAACCCGGAGGTTACACTTACTATACGCACCCGAAACTTCCCCGGTTCTACGTTTAACACAACAAACGACGATACCGCGAATGTCACAGAGACCAGTGTTGACTCTTTTACACAACAAGTATTCATTCGCGCTCGTGCTAGGCAGATGGCGCTTAAAGTAAGTTCTGAAGATTTGGGAGTAGCTTGGTCTTTAGGTACGATACGTTTAGACGGCAGAGAAGACGGGCAGAGGTAACACTATGGCGATGGAAAAATTCAGGTCTAGTCCTTTACCTATCCCCCCGCAGACGTATGATTCTATTTACATGCGGCAGCTTATACAGGTGCTGGAGTTGTATTTCGGACGTTTAGACTCGCAAACTCCTTTACAGGCCGAATATTTTAAGGGTAGGGGCGACCAGCTTGTTTTGCCACATATCGCGGCTTCTGACGACACAGACCAATATGCTACCGGGGATGATGTTCCTGCACTTGTTAACTGGAGTACGTTGGATTCTGGCGCTGGATTTACCCTTAATTCTCCGGGTTCGTTTACCGCAGACTACGCTGGCGTATACAAAATAGATTATAGCTTACAGCTTGTTAACACGGACATCGCTTCTCATTATGCTACAGTATGGATAAAGCTGAATGGTGTAGAGGTAATCAACTCTGCGACGCAGTTTTTTATCCCCGCACGTAAGTCTATGGCTGATTTTTCTTATGTGTGCGCGTATTCTACGGTTGCAACTGAATTTGCCGTTGGTGATGAAGTAGAAATATACTGGGTGACCGATAAAGCCTACAGCCCTACAGGGCCTGTTAACGGAGTGTATATGTTCCATGATGATGTGTGGACAGACCCGCCAGATGCTTACGATAGACCTGCGATACCTTCAGCAATAGGGTCTATAACTTTTGTATCAGCGGCAGTTTAAACGTAACTTACTATTTAGGATGGCCCACTTATGAACACGAAAGACATAGCCAAAATAGTCCAGTCCAAAGGTAGAGACGAGGATACTATGCTTATCCACATGACCCCGGGCGAGGTTAAGGGGCTACAAGCTATTGCTTTGGCGCATGGCGGGTCTCTGACGATTAACCCGGAAACGGGCTTACCCGAAGCAGGGTTCTTGAAGAGCTTACTGCCTATGATTGCGGGGGCGGCTTTAATGATGATTCCCGGTATGCAGCCTTTGGGAGCAGCGGCGCTTACAGGGCTAGGGTCAACAGGCATAGGTTTAGCTAAAGGCAAAGGATTAGGAGATGCGCTTGGTTCTGGGTTGAAAGCTGGATTAGGGGCCTATGGTGGGGCTAGTTTGACCGGTGGCGTACAGGCAGCTATGGCGGATACTACGTCTATAGCAGGCAGAGGAACGATGGTGTCTCCAAATGTATCAAAGGCTATGAACGCTCAAATAGGCAAAGAAGCCGGAAGACACTCTCTAAGCCCTGCTGTGCAACAAGCCTTGTCAACTACTACTGGCGATATTGCGTCCCCTCTTACTAAATTTACAACGGGTTTTACTGGTGCGGCTCGTGAGGGGTTACCTTCTGGGGGATTTTTAAGTAAAGCCGCCCCTTACGCTGCGGGTGTAGGAGTTCTTAGTGGTCTAGGCGCTTTCAACCAACCAAAAGCACAAAATTTCCCCGGTCTGCCCCCCGACCGCACGGCAGAATATATTGCTGCATACCAGCCGCAGTACCAACGAGATGTTGTATTTAGGGGACAAAATGCTCCTATGGAAGATACTTCGGAGTTCCAATACTTCCGTCCCAGAGCCAGCCTGTCCGATACTCTCCGTGGTTTGACTGCAGCGCAGGGTGGTGAAATAGGCATGAAAGATGGTGACTTTGTGCTGGACGCCCGCACGGTATCTGAAATAGGTAACGGTAGCAGTAATGCTGGTAAAGAGATTTTGTCCCGTATGGGTGGGATTCCCGTAGAAGGCGCTGGGGATGGAGTTAGTGACTCTGTTCGCGCCAATATAGGCGGGGTACAGGAAGCTAGAGTTGCCCGGGATGAGGTGATAATCCCGCGTAATCAAGTGCAAGAAATGGGTGGCTCTCAGCGGCTGTACGATTTAATGAAGCAGGCGCATGAGGCACGTAAGACGGCGGATAGAGGCGAAGACACGGGATTAGCTCGTGGTTTGATGCCTGTCTGATGGAAGTCTCTATCGTACCCACTGAGTATGTAGACCAGTGCTGGGATAGGGTGAAGGTACATCTGGAAAAAGCAGTAGAATACACGTATGGTAGGTTCACGCTGGAAGATATTTACATCTCCGTGAAAGAAGATAATCATACGTTATGGGTGGCATTTGATGATGAGGGTGTTAAGGGGGCTGTAGTCACCAATTTCACTTCTTATCCAAGAAAGAAGTTCGTCCATCTGGCTTTTATAGGCGGTGTGGAAGGACACAACTGGAAAGAACCGATGCTTGAAATCTTGACTCGGTGGGCTTACGACAATAACTGCAATGGGTTAGAATCTGTCGGACGCCCCGGATGGGCCAAAATATTCAAGAATTATGGCTATAAATTAGTCGGCTACGCATATGAAATACCCGCAGCCGATTCGGGTATAGGAGAAAGAAATGGGAAGCAGCAGCAGCAAACAAAGTAACACGATGCCAACAGGGTCACAGGTAGTAACCCCCCAGTTGCCTTCATATATGCAGCCATATGTGGCCGATGTTTTATCGCGTGGGCAAGAGCTTTCGTATCAGCCTTACACTCCTTACCAAGACCAGCGTATAGCCGGATTTACCCCCGGGCAGACAGCGGCGCAACAGGGTATTTTAGGACTTCAACCTGCAGGACAATTTAACACGGCCACACAGTTTGCTACCCAAGCAGGATTGGCGGGATTGGGTGCGTATCAACCAGCTCCTAACGTACAGGCTCCACAGCTTTCTCAATACACAATGGGGCCTGCTCGGGAAGTAAGTTCCCGTATGGTTCGCGCACCTCAGATGACTGCGGCGCAGACAGGGTTTGCTCCTAATTTACAAACCTTCCAAATGGAAGGCCCTGAGCGTGTTGCTGCGGAACGCGCCAGTACTGGGTCGTTTGTGCAACCCGGTGTTGCATCACAATATATGTCCCCTTATATGCAAAATGTGGTGGATGTGCAAAAGCAGGAAGCCATATACGACGCACAAAAAGCACAGTTAGGACAGAATCTTGCTGCAGCTCGACAAGGTACTTATGGTGGGGCTAGACAGGCGTTATTGCAAGGAGAACGCGAAAGTACGCTGAGTCAAAAGTTAGGGGATATTCAAGCCACAGGTTCTCAGGCGGCGTATGAGGCTGCGCAGCGTCAATTTGAAGCGGAACAAGGGCGTGGGTTGCAGGCGCAACAGACAAATATTCAAAGCCAGCTTCAGGCGGCTCTTTCTAATCAGCAGGCAAGACAACAGGCGGAGCAACAGAATCTTGCGGCTAGACTGGGCGTACAAGAGTTAGGTACACGTACTGGGCTGGAATCCGCACTTGCTAATTTAAATACTCAACAACAGGCCAATGTACAAAATCAAGCGGCTAAATTACAAGCTCAGGGAATGAATCAGGAACAGGCTCTCCGGGCGGCACTTGCCAATCAGCAGGCTGGGTTAACGATAGGACAACAGAATCTTTCTGCGCTTCTTGGAGTGCAGGCATTGGGTGCGCAGCAGGGTATGCAGGCTGGGTTGGCTAATCAGCAGGCGGAACTGGAAGCTCGTAGGTTGGGGTTAACTGGTGCGGGTATGGGGTTAGAGGCTGCGCAGGCTCTGGGTGGGTTAGGTTCTGCTCAACAGGCTGCGGAGCTTCAGCGGTATGGGGCTATTAGTGGGGCAGGTGCGGAACAACAGGCGCTTAATCAGCAACAACTTGATATGCGGTATCAGGATTTCTTGCGCCAACAGCAGTACCCAATGCAACAGCTGCAACAGTACGCAAGTTTGCTTGGCGGCGTTCCGTCTCCGGGGCCCTCAACAGTTAGCTCAACATATTCACAACCTGCGTCACTTGCAAGTCAGTTGGCTGGTTTGGGTATGGCTGGGTATGGGGCTTACAGAACTTTCAACTCCGCTGAAGGTGGCGAGATAAAGGCATACAACAACGGCGGTCTGGTTGCACTTGCTGAAGGTGGTGGGGCGGAACAACAGATGGGGCTAGGTGCGATTGCTCCTCAACCTATGGACGCTCCTCAAGATGTCGCGGCTCCCAGCGTGGAAGGGTTGGGCAAACAAGCTCGTGACCTTGTAGTGAGTACACGAGGGGATATTAACCAGATAAACGGAATACCCGGGGTACCCGATATAGTGAGAACGATGGCGGCAAGTATGGTAGCAAAACAAATGAGTGCCCCACAACCGCCGGATTCTACTGTTGCTCAGAAGCTACTCAATCCACAACCTCAAACTGCCGGATTAGCCTCCGCCCCTCTTCCTGAAAATGCGTTTACCGCTGCGGAAGGTGGGATTGTTGGGTATGGTGCGGGAGATAGTGTTAAATATGACTACCTTGCGCCGTACATTCCCGAGGGTGTTGAATACACACCCCCTAAACCAGCGGGGTATAGTATTTATGATGTTCTTAAAAAACCTTTTGCGTCTGCGGAAGAAAAAATAAACGAACGAGAAAAATTAATAGATTTTTTAACAGCTACTAGCTCGGAAAAAGATAAATTAAACGAGCGTAGGAAGTTGTTTAACAAATCTTTGCCCGAATTGAGGGCGGAAGCGGAAGCCAAAGGACTGCCCATATTACCGGGGGTTGAGGAAATAAATACCAAGCAGATACCGCAAAGAAGGCAAGTTAGTGACTTAGCTGGGTCACCTAGTGCCAACGTAAGAGATGAAGAACTTAATATGGGGTTATCCGCTATTACGCCGACAAGCGCACCGGCACCACAGAGTATTGGTATTGAGCAGTTACAAGAAATAGATAAAACTCAAATACCGGGTAGACGTGAAGCTCCAAAAGAAGACCCGGTGGCTCGTTATATTGAGTCACTAAGAAAAGCTCCTTCTACTGAAATGACTGAAGAAGAACTGGCTAAAGAAAAACAGGATGCGTTTAATGACTTTCTTATTGCTGGTGGGTTTAATCTTATGGCGGGGCAGTCACCTAATTTCCTTGCGGGTGTAGGAGAAGGATTAACCCCTGCGTTTAAAGGATATTCTGAAAAACTTGATAAACTTGCCGGGTCGAAGAAAGAATCACGTAAAGAACAAATTGCACGAGATTTAGCTATAGCGAAAGCTGAGTATGACACCTCAAGAGACAAAGAAGCGGATAAGTTGGAACGAGAACGTATTGCAGCTACTCAAGCTAATGCAAATAAACCTTCCGATAGAGACACGTATGAGCAGAGATATTATGATGCTCAACGAGCCAAAGGAGATAAACGTCCTGAAGCAACTATAAGATTAGAAGCACAAAACGAATACGCACGTCAACAAGCTCAGGCTTCTATATTTAGTACTGATGCAAGAACAGCGCAATTTGAACAGGAACGTCTAGACGATGCCGTAAAAGAAATTCAGGCGTATTTTAGCAACCCACTTGGTATGGCACCAGACCAAAAAGAATATAAAGACCCTAAAACATCACCAGAAAGAAGAAAGCAGCTTGAAGATGAGCGATTACAGTATCTACTAGGCAACATTGGTAGCGGTGCTAATGCTAGTGTTGGTAGTGGTGGTGGAGCACAAGAAGGAGATGTAAGCACTGCGGTGAATGGAGCGCCCATAGTGTTTACTAATGGGCAGTGGCGGTTTAAATAATGGCAAACTCTGTTTTTAAATCTGGGGATGTAGTTCCAATTAATTTATTACCTTCTTCATTACAATCTAAGTTTAAGTCCGGGGATACAGTACCGGACTATTTGCTGCCCACCCCACTCTTCACCACTCCCAAACCTGAACCGGAGAGTCAAGGCATATTACGCAGTGCCGCTGACATACCGATTAATATAGGCAAAGGTGCTGTAGGTGGAGTCGGGTTAATTGCGGATACTCTTGGGGCGGATAACGAAATATCTAAATCCATATACGGTGTGGAAAGCTGGTTGGATAGTTTGTTATCGGCGCAGGCCAAAAACGACCAGCAAGAAATAGCCCGGATAATGCAGGACGCCCAAGATAAGGGCGCGTGGGAACAAGTTAAAGCGGGACTTAAAGCCCTGTCTGTTGCCCCTGTAGATTTGGTATCTAACGCTTTAGGCTACGCCGCCCCTGTTGCTATTTCAGCTCTTGCGCTTCCAGAAGCTGCGGTGGGTACCGCTGCTGTTGGGTTGGGTTCCGCTATGGGTGTGGGTACCGTAAAAAATGCAATATACAACTCTGTACTCGAAGAAGCAAAGAAAGCGGGAGTGCCAGAAGACGAAGCGAAAAAAGCTGCGGATGCTGCGCAATCTTATACCGGGGATAACCTAGACCTGATTATGACAGGAGGTTTCCTTGGAGGGTTAGCGAGTGCTACGGGGCTTGAAAAAACATTAGTTTCCGCCATAGGCAGGAACGTAGCTAAAAAAGTAGGTAAAGAAGTAGCTGAAAAAACGGTTGAAGAAACAGCTAAAGGTGCCCCAAGACGGTTTGTAGAAGGAGCCTTTAAAGAAGCTGCGCCTGAAGCACTACAGGGAGCACAAGAACAGTACGCTAGAAACGTAGCCGCGCAACGAGCAGGTTATGACGTGCCCACCATGCGGGGGGTAGCAGGAGCAGGTGCGTTAGAAGGACTGGTAGGTGGTGTTACCGGTGGTGGAGCAGATGTATTTTTAGGTAAGCCGACTGCCGCGCCGGAAATAGGCAAAGGTGACTTGGACACAGGCATAGGCGATGAAACTATTGACGAAACGGCGGAGTTTGAGAATTTAAAAGTAGACGCGGAAAGTTTAGGTGTGCCGGTCACTTCTGAAGATAATGTTGAAACTTTGGCGGATAAAATACAGGCCAAGAAGTTTGAAAATGAAGTAGGGAAGGAAGTAGGTAAGAAAGTAGAGGAAGAAACGGGTAAAGAAACAACAGTAGCTCCCCAGTTAAAAAAGTTACGAGAGACCGCCAAAGCGAATAACATCGCGGTTGATGAGGAAGATACTGAAGAAGATATAGTAAATAAACTTATAGAGAAATCTAACACAGTAGCTTCCACACCCGCGTCTGCGCCGATAGAAGAAGCCGCAGCCCCCACGCCTACTACACCAGATTACGCTCCTTTTGATAACTTACCGGGGGTAACTCATTTATTTAAAACTGCTAGAGGGTCTACGTATGCACAAACCGAAACAGGGCAAACAGTAAGAAACCGTAGTGGGGAAAAACATAAAGACTCAACGGTTGGAGTGCAGCCAGCTTCGGGGAAAACTATATACCTTACGGAATCAGGTGTTCAAACTCTTGGTGGGGTGTTACAAAATGTAGATATAGCGACTCAGCTTGTTCCTGCAAAAGTAAATGGGGAAAACGTAGCGCAAGTAGTATTAACAGAAGATTACGGGCCTAAGAAAAAAGGAGATGTTTTAGCGTCTGCGCCGTACACAGTTACCCCAAAAGAAGGTTTGTCCCCTGTAGAAATATGGAATTCTGAAAGTCCTTTAGGAGATGATGCGCGAGGAATTCATTTTGGTAATAAAATTATTGAAGTTACACCAGTAAAACAGCCGGTAAAAGAAGCTGTAACCCCCGCGCCTACGCCGGTAGAACAACCGGTAGAACAGCCGGTAAAAGAAGCCGTAACACCTACACCTGCGCCTGTAGAACAACCGGTAGAACAGCCAGTAAAAGAAACCGTAGCCCCTGCACCGGTAGAAGAACCAGTAATAGAATATGAAGATAATACTCCCAAAGGTAAGGCATGGGCAAGACGCAATAGAAAAACAGGGGTTATAACGATAAACCCGAAGGAACTGGAAAAACGGTATAACGACAAGGCTTGGACTAAACCTAAGAAAGAAGGAGTTGCCCCGTTACCTGAAGATACCTTTAAAACATTACAGGAGTGGCAGAATTTTGTTGTTGCACATGAAAAAGCACATGCTGTAATACTACAGAATAAGGGTGAGTCCTTAGGAGACTACGAAAATCGTATAAATGCCGCCGCGCTGGATCAGATAGGTAAACCCGCACCCGTAGATCTAGCCACCGTAGCCCCCACACCTGCGCCAGTAAAAGAAGCGGTAACACCTACACCTGCGCTTGTGGAACAACCTACGTCTGCTACGCCAAACCCTATGGCGAAAATACTTAGATATTTGCAGACACCTTTTACTCAAGAGAGCAAAAAGACAACAACGCAATACACAGAAGAGCCTACGCCTTCTGATACTAGCTACGACGTAGACCAAGAAAATTTAAGCCCGGAAGATTATGAAAGTTTAATAGCTGATTTATACCCGGTGGAGTCGGAACGCGCAGAGGACGCAGAAGACGCGGCAGAACTGGCGGAAGAGGAATTTGAGCTATACGGTTCCACTCAAGACGTGGAGTATGAGGGCCCCGAACGGAAACAGCGTAAAATATTTAAAAACGCACAGGAGAGAAAACGTAAAATAATAGACGCTGTGTCTAATCAATATTTAACTGCGAGGCTTGAACTAGAGAACCCTAAAACTGAAGCAGCCCGTAAAAAAGTTTTACCAGCTTTAATTAGAGAATTGGAAAAAAAACTTGCTGACTTAAGTGCTCCTACCGCTGGAAAGTTCCTAGCCCAGCAACCGCCCGAAAGACTGGAAGGAGAAGAGCTTGACGCTAAAGTAATGGATTTAGCTGACGGGGTTACTAATACTTTAGATGGTAGATATACACTTGCTAAATTAGATTTCGACACAGGGGAAACCACAAATCTGACTGACGTTGTGCGAACTCATGCTGCGGAAGAAGCAAAAGAATTATTAACCACCAATAATTATATACCGGGGGTTACGTCTGATGCGGTAGCAGACCGCATATACAGTCGAATATCTAATCTTGCGAATCTCTTTAGGTACGTTGCCCAAAGCGGTAACCCAAAAGAAGCTATTGAAGCGCTCTCAAATAAATTGCTTGGGGATAAAATAGCTAAGGAAAAAGAAGTTGAAATAGCCAAAACTATTGCAGAAAACCACCCTGACATAGAAATACTAAACGCTCCAAAATATGTCGCTCCTCCTTTGAGCGATGCGGGTGTAGTGCTTGTTACTAACGGCGACACTGGCGCGGTAATTGACCATATAATAAAGACTACTAATGACCCTATAGTTAGACGTGTGATGTCAGCTATACGAGGGCTGGGGTTAAAAACTAGACTAGTTGTGCAGGAATCCACAGACCCGGAGTTTGGGGGAAACTACGATTCTAATGCCGACACCATCACCATAGACCCCACTCAAATAAATGAACCTGTGCTGGTGCATGAGTTGATTCATGCAGCTATAAGCCATGTACTTAGCAATACCAAACTTAAATTTACACAAGATTTAACAAAGCTGTTTAATCTCGTAAAAAAGAAGCTAGGTAAGCGTTACGGCACCAGAAATATAGATGAATTTGCTTCTGAATTAATATCGAACAAAGCATTTCAAGAAGAAGTTAAAGCGCTAGACAGAGGCAATATATTTACCCGTATTGTGCGTGCTATTGCTGAGTTCTTTAATTTCTCCCCCAGAACGTCAATATTTGACGAAGCGGTTGACACAATTACAGACATTATCAGTATATCCAATCAGGTGTTTAAAAATGGCGCAAACAGGGGGCAATTAAATGAACTTGCGCAAGGCAAAAAAACCAAAGAGCAACGCAAAATAGAAGATGTTACTGCCGCAGCGGATAGAGTAGTACGCGAATCCGGGTTGTTGTATACACTCACTCATACGTTATCTTCAAAAGATTCTTCAGAGTTAAGTGGTATGTTCCGTACTATTATGAATAAAGCGCAAAGATTGAAGTTTACACAAGCGCTTACCACTCGTGGTTTATTTGATGTGGCGAAGAAAATAGGTGTAGCACCTCTTGCGACTGTTGAAGATATACTGTTAAGAAAAATACCGGAGTTGAGAAACAAAATAAGACGAATAGATGACCGCCTTATAGACTTAACTTTGAAATGGGGCGCTAAAAATCCTAAAAATTTAGTTCGTTTAGGAGAAGCCACCAACGCGGCTAGAATATACCAGATCGACCCGTCCAAAACAGATGTAGTAACCGCTATAGAAAACGATGAGACGGTTCAATATTACGACGCGCGTGCAAAAGACCCGAAGTACCGTAACAATAAAGATTACAACCTGAAAAGGAAGAAAGCGCGTATCCAGCAAATAGAGTATGCGTACAAAAAATATGATTCTTTGGGGGGCGAAGGTAGAAGTATTTATAAGTCTCTTCAAGAAGCATACAAGAAACAGTTGGAAGAATACGAAGCCGCTATTAGAGGTGTTGTAGCGGAAATAACGAATACTTTGGGGTTGTCAGAAGCGACTGACCTGCAGGAAAAACTCTCCCCCATATTCAAAGCGTTATTTTCTGATGTGCATAAAGTAGGAGTCTACTTCCCGTTAGGTAGGCACGGTGATTACTGGATACGAATTGGTAAAGGCAAGAACGGAGAGACGCAGTTTTTTGACAGTGAATTTGCCAGAGACAGGTACCGTAGGCAAGTGGAGCGTGATACACCCGCAGACAAACTTCCGCCTATAGAAGTGGGTAACAACCCTGATGAATTAAAAAAGACATTATTTAGCGAAGACAACAAATTAAAGACAACTCAAATCTTGCAAGATGTGTTCGCCAAGATAGATGGGTTAAGTGGTCAAATGAATCTGGACACTAAGACGGGTGAGTTAAGTATCAGTCAAAATGCGCTATCCGGGCTAAAGGATGAGTTTCTTGACATGTATTTAAGAGCCTTACCCGGAGCCGACTTACGTAAGCGATATTTGCGTAGCACGCAAAAAGCCGGGTTTTCTTCTGACGTATTGCGCACGTTTATAGTTTCTTCTTATAAGCACAGTAACCAACTTCCTCGTATTAAATACGGGATGGCCCTCGCTACGCAATTAGATGCAGCAGTGGATTCTGCAGAAGGGCAACCGGTTGATTCAGTAAGTGCTGTAAAAGATTTAACTCAAGCTATTAAAGAAAGGGCGCAGCCTGAACTAGCCCCGGACAGCAATGAGACTTGGCTTGACGCTGCGGCGCAATTTGCTAATCAGGCTACGTTCCTATACACCATGACTTCGCTTAAAACGGCGTTGGTGGCGTTTACTCAGTTGCCGACATTTGGTGCGTCTGTTTTAACGGCTAAGTATGGGGCAATGGATACTATGGCTATGATGGCCAAGTACACTGGGCTTTTGTTATCCACAAATGCGCTGTCAGTAAAAAACTCGTACACAAATTTAAAAGGCGAAGTTACTTCTGAGTGGGTTTTACCGACAATCGAAAATTCAACGTACTTGAAAAACAACCCAAGGTTGGCTGCTGCGCACGAACAAGGCGGATTGTGGGGTGTATTTGAACAAGGTTTTGGGTCGCAATTTAAACAAGTAGCAGAGAACCCTACTTACGAACAATACACCCCAGCTGTACGTGCGAAAAAAACGGTCTATGGATTTCTCACCGCTGCTTTTAGCACTGCGGAACGGGTGTCACGTGAGATAATGTTTATGTCTGCGTATGAACTTGCGTATAACAAAGCGAAAAAAGAAAAAGTAGGCGGCGCAGATGCTAATGCCCGTGCGCTCTTGGAAGCGGAAAAAGACACTGCTAAATCTATGTTTGACTACAGCCGCATGAACAAACAACCCATGCTCTATAAAAATGCTGGGGCGAGAGTGTTTTTCCAGTTTATGACTTTCCCGCTGAACGCTGCGGGGTTTTTAATACGTAACGCTGCAACGATGTTGTCTGGTTTGCAAAGTAAAGACCCTGTTGCAGCAAAACAGGCAGCGATTGAATTATTCGGTACTTTGGGGGCCATATACATGTTTGCGGGGGTAACCGGGCTTCCTATGTTCAGTTTAATAATGGGGCTACTGGAGGGATTACGAGACCAGCTTTTCGACCCTACAAAATACACTGACCCTGAAGACCCACGAAGTAATGTGCCTCTCGGTCTATGGTTTACCAGAACGTATATACCTAGTATTTTTGGAGAAGGTTCGGGAGTAGTGTCTGGGCCTATATCCACAATGCTTGACGTAGATATAGGCAGCTCTGTAGGGCTTAATAATTTGTTCTTCCGGGATGAAGTGTTAGCCGATGGAGCGAAAGACTGGGTGCAACAAGCTATTTTTAGTCATTTATCTCCTCCGGCGCTTAGTGTGGTAGGTCAAATAGCGTCCGGGGTTGAGTTAATGAACGAAGGTAAATTTTTACGTGGAGCGGAAAGAATAGTTCCCGCGTTCTTTAGAGGCACACTGGTGGCTAACCGGCTTGCTACTGAAGGGTCTGTTACTCCTATGGGCGCGGAACTTATACAGCCGGAGTTTTTCACTGCGGGTAAATTGATTGCGCAAGGTGTAGGGTTCAAAACTGTTACAGAAAAAGAAATACAAAACGCTATTTTTGAAGCCAAACGATTTGATGAAGCGAAAAAAATAGAACGCAATAAACTTTTAAATGAACTTAATAATGCGTACATGGAGTTGGAAGCAGCGGAAAAACAGGGTAAGAGCACAGATGCTGCTTATGCAAAAATGAATACCATAATAGAAAAAATGATTACCTATAGCCTTGCTAATCCCTACCGTCCGTTTGAAACCGAAAATATAAACTCCAGCTTGAGGCGCAAAGCAGAAGCCAGAGCAAAAGCCACCGTATCTGGTGGGCTTACAGCAGAGTCCGACGAGGTGCTGTACTACCTTATGCGTATGACTAAATTAGGACTAAACAAATAAAAAAACCCCGCCGGATTAGGGCGGGGTCTCAAGGGGTACAACACAACAAAGAGAGACAAAACAGGAAGGAGCAAACTTCCCGAAGTAATAATAGCCTAGACCCTCCAGATACGCAAGCCTTGTACTCCTTCCTCAATGCTTATACGTGATACAAATTTAATTTCCAGTCGGGTTAGCACCTCGCCAATATCGCTCCGGGCTTTGGCGCAATCCAGACAGGGTATAAAAATAGACGTACCACGCTTGAATTTGCGCCAGTCTATCTGGTAACTAACCCCCTCCACTACCATCAAGCGGTTCCTGAATAGCGCTCACGTCCACCAGCCGGTTGTCGCTGTTATCAAAAACAAGGGCCCGGACAGGCATGGAGACTACAGACATACCCTTCGACATACGTTTGTTTTCGGTGCCGATAAACAGCCCCATTGCTTCTAATTGCCTGAGCGTATCGCGGTAGTTCGTCTGGCTGTCCACGCAGTAGTCCTTAAACGATTTGGCGGTTATATACAGTTTGTGCGTATCTTCCTCGTGCCGTATCAACAACTCACCGCGTGGTTCGCGGGTCGGGCGCATAGCCAGATTGGTGCGGGCGTCCAACCCGTCAAAAGTAGACAGGATGTTCTGGCAGTACCGGTTCACATAACTACCCACTATTTCAGTAACCAGCATCGTCGGCGGTGCTACATCCACACGCAGTTCCTTAATTAAAGATGTGGTGTAGGCGTACATAGCCTTCATATCCCAGTCTATCAACCCCAAGCGTTCTGCTATGATTCCACCTGTCAGATTACACGCAGCCACAGCTGACCAAAACCGTTCCCGCTGGGTCAACTTCATCTCCCGGTCTATCTTCTTCTGTATGTTAATCAGCAGGGTCTTTACTTCCTCCAGATTCTTAACCAGATAGGAAGCATAAATGTCCCCCGCGTGTCCGTAGTTCTCGAGTAACTGGTGGTCAAACATCTCCTTTGCGTGAGCCATATCAAGTACATCCACAAAATTAATATGGTATTCCAGTAACCGCATAGATTCGCCGTCCGGGTTTTTCTTTATCTTGGTCAGCTTTTCCGCAAACGATGAGTTGGCGCTGGAGATAGATATGGAACTCCACGTTGTCGTATTCAGACGCAGTTCGTTTGCTGATGCCTTACCACGATTCCTACCCCGTCCCTGAGACATGTTGTATATAAGGTTGGAGAAGTTATCCGGCCCCATGTTGGTCATTTCGTCTATAGTAAACGGCAGGTTACACAGTATGCCTAGCAACAGTACCTTTGCCACCATCGTGTCTTCTGCTGTGGCACACAACTTCTTGGGGTCTCCGTACACACTGTTTATCATATGTAGAATCGTGGTCTTGCCGGTGCCTGAGCTGGAGTTAATCAGGTTTATCATCGCACCACTCTGCCCCGTGAATTTAAGCAACGGCGAGCCAAATGCAGACAAGGCGGCAAATGCGTGAGGTTCCAGTCCGGGAGTGCCGTACAGGTTGAATACTTCCTTCCACTTCTCCAACGTACCCGCTGGCTCAAGGTACGGCGCAATCGGTTTTGTGACACTGGAAGGCGGGCTGTGAAACGTGCCGTCCTTTGTTATTTCCCTCTCTCCGATAATAAATTTACTGTCGTTGTCCGCCCACCCAAATTGTAGTCTCATTTTTTCCGCCTTTCGTTTGTATTGAAGTTCTTTGATTGATGCGTATACATATTCAATTAACAACTTAAATTTTTTCGCCGTGGCAATCACGCCGTGGCTAGATAATGCTTTGCGTAGTTCGTTCGGGTCTGTGACATGTATATTCGGTATCACAAACTCTTTAACCCCGTCTCGTGGCATATGCACTTTCAGCACAACCACGTCACCCAGATTGGGGTCTTCCATACGTTTTGTTACATATAAGTCGTGCTCGTACACACATATAGGTTCCATTTCTTCTTCGGTGGGTACGAGATATATTCCCCCTGTTTTGCCCCTGACGAACGGGAACGGGTATTCCGGTATCTTGTGTACTATCGGCTCCTGTTCTTCTTCCGTCTCTTCCACTACTACGTTGTCTTCCTCCGTAGCGGCGTCCACTTCCTTACCCAGCACGATAGGGCTTTTTATCTTCCCTCGGTGCGGGCATCCCTCACATCCCCCGGGGTTGTGCTTCTCAAACTCGTCACAGGTATGGGGCCCTAGAATGTGCTTTATCTTGTTCTCTGTGGTGTCGTAGTCGTAGTCCTCGTGCCCCTCGGACATCTTGTGGATAGCCGTTTCCCGGTCGTTGCAAAACTTGGCTACTGACAGGGCATCAAACCACCGGGGTTCCTCCAACGTGTCCCGGTTCTGGTACGCATCCAATAACTGACCACACCCCGTACCCGACGCGCTACGGCGCATTATCTTGGCAAAGTTACACACGGTGTTTTGCAACATGGACTTCGCAAACTCACTCATTTCCCGCTTTACGCCAGATACGGGCGAAGCGACAGGCCCCCCCTGTGCCGCTGGTGCAGGCACATCCACCCCAACAATGTCGCAAAACTCATCGAAGTCCACCGGGTCGGAATAGTAGACCACGCTCACAGGAGATGGCGGTGTATCCTTGAAATTCAACGTGTCAGGTATGCGCAGTATTCTCGCCACTTCAAACACAGCGTTGTCCACGTACAGGTTATGTGTGGTACAAAGTTCTTGGAGACGCTTCGCTACAGGCTCCCACTCCTGCCGAGTCACATCCCGGGTCAACGGCCAGTATACGTGCAGACCGCGCCCTGAATTGACAATCGTGGGGCGGGGTAACCCCACCAGAGTACAGAAATCTCGCAGTGCTGTTAATCCGGTGCGTTGGTCTATATAGCCGCCCGGTCTACCCGTGGTTTCATTTACACTGGCCTTGCTCTCCCCGCAGTCTATGTCCAACCAGAAAGACCGTAAAGACTGTACATTGTCCTTCGTCCGACTGTCTGGTGTTGCGTACTTTGCGACACCAAAATAGACATCTCTGCCCTCCGCCACGTACTTATCTGTCAGGGCGGCTACTTCCTCTCTTGTCTCTTTGAACTTCTGTACGACACTTTTACCCTTAATCCCAATAACTGCAAACCATCCACCAGACGGCTGCACAATACTTAAAAGGTCTTTGTCGGTCATGATGTTTTCTTTTTATGTAGAGGGTAAAAGGGGGGACTTCTCCCCCCTCGACTTCTAAACTGCTTACAGCTACGGGTTAACGCTCAAGCTGCTCTATATACTTTTGCACCGCAACAATCAGGTTCTGGTTGCGTATGGCCGTTTTACCCATAAACCAGTTGTATATAGTTTGGCGTGTTACATGAAACTTCTTAGCCACGTCCGTAGCAGATATGTCGTTGTTTACGCACAACCTACCCAACTTGACCCCAAGTAGCCTACCATCAGCTTCCTTAATTATTTTAGCGGTATGTAAACCGTAGCCGTGGCTCATTTAGTCCTCCTTACCCCACGCGTCGATTACATCATCGAGCTTCGCCTTTTCTGTACTCACGGGGGCTTTCTTTCCCGTTCGTTTAGTCGGGGCTGGTGCAGAGTCTGCGGCTTCAATCTCGTCATCCGGTTCATCAACTGCCTGTACCTTGGGCTTGGCGGCTTCCAACTGCTTCGGCTGTTTTGTAACCTTGTCCGTCTGGGCGACTGTAAGCACGGTGTACGCCTTCGTCTCTGGGCGCTTCTGGGCTTCCCTGACCATCAGATATTCCTCATCCGTGGTGTTACGCAGTGGAGTAAATACCAGCTGCATCGTATCCGCGTTCAAGTCAAAACTGACGTTGGTAACCACGTTGTCTACTGACTCCCCGTTGGCTGCAAGGAATTTAACGTAGCTTTCAAATGGATGCACGTTGCCGTCACCCTTACCGAATAACGACTTGGCAGGTACATTGAACTGGTACACATCACCTGACGTATCGCCTTCCACCAGCACAGCTATCCTACGCTGGTAACGACAAGCCCTACCGCCGTTGTCGCCGGAGCCTTTAATATTTTGTGGGCACTCGACGCAGCTTTCGCTCTGTTTGTTAGACGCAGCGGGTTCCGGTCTGTCGCCTTGGTTCGACCAGCAATCAGGCAATGTGGCTTCCTTCGTCGGGTCGTAGTTCTCTGCGTAGAACGTGCGGGACACCTTTGGCAGTGCGTTAATTATAATCAGGTTAATCTCGCCCCGTATGGCGTTACCTATCTGCTCCCCGTTTACCAGACGCTTAAACGTGCCGTTGATGTTGGCCTGTATACGACGGGTGACGTTGCTGGATACAAGTGACTTGGCGAAATCACTCTGCTCACGCTGGGACACCGCTGGGGTGGTTTGCTGCTTAAATATCGTAATGTTACTCATTGTGTGCGTCTCCTATTTGGCGCTTGGTTTACGAACTTGTATTACATACTTGCGGTCGGACTGAAGACCTACCGGCAACACGTCCGGGTTTTCTTCCAGAAATTCTTTCATATTCCCATTGTGAATACGTTTCTCCAGTAAGAACGGCGCGGCATGTTCCTCGATAAAGGCGTACATAGACTCCCAATCGTTTGTCCAGTACCGTGACTGCACCCTGCGAGAAATCGTACCTGCTGCGGTGCGTATACTGTCTGCGTTCTGCTCGTTGCATATGTCCAAAAGACGGGTGCTGACTGTCTCCAGCTGTTCTTTCAGTTCTTTCATTTCCGCTTCGTGCTGTTCTTCTTTGTCTCGCACGACATCGCGTATCTTGATGTATATAGCAGCGAGTGCCTCTACGTTAGGTGCAGTTTCCTCTTTGCTGTTTAAATCCAGTTCCAGTTGTTCCATAGTTTGCTCCTTGGTTGTGGGGATGTTGATGTTACTACTTAAATTTACTCTGTCAAGTATTTTCTAAAATCTCCTGTCGATATAAATCAATTATTTTTGTGTGGTTCATTATGTTATTTTGCAACATGTTGTATAACCGCGTCTCTACTTCACTACCCCGTATATGTATGATACACATAGCGTTCTTCTGACCGGGACGATTGATACGTGCATTGGCTTGTAAGTAAGTTTCCACGCTTGTCACCGGGGCGTACCAGATAATTGTATTAGCCGCAGTAAGGGTAAGTCCGTGCGACGCTGCTTGTGGTTGTATTATAAGTACCTGCGGGTCGGCTTGTTCTTGGAACCTTTTTACAATATCACTGCGTCTATTGACGGGTACTTTACCGTTTATCACATCACAGGCTATATTGTTCTTATCCAGATATGCCTTCAGCAAATCTATAGTGTGAGTGAATGGCACGAAGACCAGCACTTTATGTGAGGCTTCTTCAATTACCTCCAGCACTACGCTCAGACGATTGCTTACATCCAAATCCACAACCTCGCCTGTGTCCGTATATACTGAACCACCTGACACCTGCAACAACTTGTTGATACGCACTGCCGCATTAACCGCAGAAATATCCTCCCCCGCCGCTTCCACGTACATGTCCTGTTTCAGTTTTTTGTATATCGCCTTCTGTTGTGCAGTCAATGGCGCTTCACGTTCTATAAAAGTAACTTCGGGTAAATCAAGACACTGCTTGCGTTCAAAGCGAATAGCCGGTTGTAACAACTCATGCACGTACTGCTGTGACTTTGGTTTGGCTACCCACCTAAACTGAGATACCTTGTACATAACTATATCTCTGTAAGACCCATAGTACTTCGGGGTGTTTTTCGGGTTAATCAGTTTAGCCAGTCCGTAAGCATCGAGAGGAGACTGCGCTGCCGGGGTGCCGGTGAGCATCCACAACCATGCTGATTTTACCGCTATGTCCCGCAGTACTTTCCATCTACGTGTACTTACGTTCTTATACGCAGAGGCTTCGTCTACCACAATTAAATCAAACCCGCCGTTAAGTATCGCCTCCTTGACCACTGCCACTCCGTCGAAGTTAATAACCACAAACTCCGCGTTAGAGGATACTACGTTGGCTCTGGCTCTGGCTGCTCCATGCGCAATGCCTACACTACGGTGCATAGCAAACTTGAACAAATCCTGTTGCCATGCGGCTTTCATAATAGACAGCGGGCATATCACCAGTACACGCTTTACTTTCCCTATCTTCATCAAATAGTCAGCCGCCCATATGACGCTGGCGGTCTTACCCGTGCCTTGCTCGTTAAAACAAAATGCTTTCTTGTTCATAGTCAAGAACGCAGAAGTTTCTTTCTGGTGGGCAAAAGGCTTTAACTTCCCTGTCCACTGGTAATCCCGTTTAATAGTAGCGGGTACGTTTTTAA